ACCCGGGATATCTTTAATAGGTTGTTATAAAAGGATAATATTAAATTTGTTTAGTTTAAACTTTTAAAGTATATTGTATTATGAACAAGACAAGAATTCAACACTTTGATGTGGAAGAGGGGGGACAACAACTTTTGTCTCATTATAGGGTGGTTACTAACAACCAGGGTAGGGACGTAGGGGTTCCTGTGGTGGATGTTAGAGATGGTATTAGTTACCGTATTATGGCATATGGTATGGAGAAAGCTAACAACCGTTCTAAGTATATGAATTATACAGAATACAATCGTTCACATAAAAAACAGACAAACATATGATGGTACATAAGTGTAAGGTGCAGTGTCACACTGTAGATCCTAAGACAATTGAGCTTACGGGTTTAGAAGATACGGGTAAATGGCTACCGTTTATATTTAATATGGATATTATAGATGCAGCTAAGCTGAGCTCAGATGAGACAGATAGTCCTACGTATAATTGCACTACGATATTTACGAGCCAGGGGGATACATATATTATAGACACTCCTTATGAAGAGTTCTTTAAGAAGTTTGATCAGTATAATGCTATACAGATTATTATTAAAGAAGAGGATGAAGATGGGGACGATGATGATTTAGAATTGTAAACAATTAAAAACCAATAATTATGTCAGAACAAATGAACGAGCAACAAGCTCCAAGTAAAGAAGAAGTGGTAAGATTTCTTCAAGAACAAATTGATGTAAAGAAAGTGCAACTAGAACTACAAGAGATTAACACTAAGCTTGCTAGTTATAGAGCAGATGAACTTAAAGCTTTACAGTTTATTGCACAGATGACCAATCCTCAACCACCAGCTGATGCTGTTCCCCACACTTTAACACAGGAAGACATAGATGAAAATCCTGAGCTTGTTGAACAGGGATTGAAAGCAGGAGACGAAGTGTTGATTCCTAAAGAAGCTGCTACTAAGTCAAGAGGATTAAAAAAAGATAAATAATGGCTATTGTAAACCAAGTGGATAAACGTGTAAGAATGAATAGGTTTGATATTGTAAAGTATCAAATCTTAACACACTGTTATCTAAACAAGATATCCGTAAGTGAGGCAGATCTAAACTGCCTCACTTATTTAGCTTTAGAGGGGGATCAAGAGTTGACATCTTTCTGTATGAAAGCACACAGTAAGAATATATTTTCTTCTATACAGAGTGTACGTAATTGTCTTACTAAAGCTGAAAAGAAAAACTTAATTAAGAAAGAAGGAAAGAATAGAAAAAAGATTTACATTAACCCAGATGTAAATGTATATTCTAAAGGAAGCATTCTTCTTGACTTTAAATTTCTATCTGTTGAGACCCAAGAAAGCTAAAGAGTTTATACCAACTGTTGCAGAGCAGCTGCATCTTTCTGAAGATGTGGTAAAGGATGTTATAAATTACTATTGGCAGAGTGTTAGAAAAAATCTTTCATCTCTGTCTCATTCTAGAATACATCTTACAAACCTTGGGGACTTTGCTATAAAACATTGGAAGATAGATGAAAAGATAGAGGGGCTTGAGAAGTGGGAAGAGAATAATAAACTAAAAGGAATGCAAGAAATAACAGCTAGATTTAAAACAGCCGAAACCTTGTATAATTTAAAAAAGTTAAAGGGAATTGTAGAAGAAGAAAATCAAAGAAAAGAATTTATAAAATTACATAAAAAGAGTTATGAGTCTAAAGGATAATATATTTAAAATATGGAAATCTAAGGGAGCAATACTTGAAGGGATAGCCAATAGTATATTTAAAAAAGAAGATGTAGAAAAGATTGCAGAAGCAAGAATGAAGGTGTGTACAGGATGTCCACTATTTGATCTATATGGAGAGGGATGTATTGTACCAGGTACAGAGCCATGTTGTAATGAGAAACTAGGAGGATGTGGATGTAGCTTGTCTCTAAAGACAAGAGCTCTTAGTTCAGATTGTCCTCTAGGTAAATGGAAAGCAGAGATGACAGAAGAAGAGGAGGACGCATTAAACCAAAAATTAGGAATATGAGTATATTGAAATTCACAGCACACAACCACAAATACACAAGTGATGATGCTGATATTAACTGGTTAAGTGTAACTAGTTTAATATCTAATGTTAAACAACCATTTGAAGCAGATAAGATAGCAGTTAAGTCTTCTAAGAATAAAAAGAGTAAGTGGTATGGAATGACACCTGAAGAAATAAAACTAGCTTGGAAAGCTGAGGCTGACAGAGCTACAACATTAGGTACCTGGTATCACAATCAACGAGAAGCTGATATATGTGAGATAGAGAATATGGAAAGGCATGGATACACTGTGCCTATTTTTAAACCCATAGAGTCTAACGGTATAAAATTTTCTCCAGAACAAAAGTTAAAAGATGGCGTCTACCCTGAACACATGGTCTACCTTAAGTCTGCTGGTATATGTGGTCAGTCAGATTTGGTGGAGGTTATTAATGGATCCGTCCACATCACTGATTATAAAACTAACAAAGAGATTAAAACTGAGGGATATACAAACTGGGAGGGTGTTACACAAAAGATGCTTCCTCCTGTTGCCCACCTTGACGATTGTCATCTTAACCATTACGCTTTACAGCTTAGCATGTATATGTACGTTATTCTTAAGCACAACCCTAAGCTTAAGCCTGGCACCCTTACGATTCATCATATTCTTTTTGAAGAAGCTGGCAGGGATAAGTTTGATAACCCCATATCAGCAAAAGACTTTGACGGTAATCCAATAGTGATGGATATTGTACAATACGATCTTCCTTATTTAAAACAAGAAGCTATATCTTTGATACATTGGTTGGAAGATAATAGACATAAACTAAAAGCTAAATGATATTAAACCATAACATAGATAATATAAAATGTTACGTAAGGCTTTCTCACTTTACAAAAAAAGAGGAAGACTATAATACGTTTCATGGTATTTATCTTTTTGGTATACAGTCTATATCAGGTAAGATACTTACGTTTCACGGTATGACAGACTATGGAATGTTACGATCTAGAATACCATTGGATCAAATCTTTTTTACAGACACTCCTCTTGATGATCAACCTGCTCATTTTAAACAGTTATGGGATTGTTTTAGTGAGAATGTATCAGTGATTACATATGATTATCTTTTTGAAAAAAGATGTCAAGTGGTTCTAAGAGATGGATCTAAAGTGTGGGCCACTTATTTATTTACAGTGGATTGGTATAAAAATTCATATTCAGATGAGCCTAGTGATTATAAATGTGGACATATCCTAGTAGCAGATGATGGATATATTCTTTGTCAACCCAACAACAGAATATACTGGAAAGACTCTAACTGGATTACTAAAGACTTTCCTATTGCTCCTTCAGAAATTAAAGTGGACACTTTTTTACAATCTGTAGAAACTGTGTCAGATAGATGGGTGAGCGAAGACACTGATTCTTATTATTATGATCTAAAAGAAAAATAATGGAAAAACAAAAGAAGGTGCTTAAAAATGAGATTAAGTATAACGTGGTTCTTAATGAAGAACAAAAGGAAACAAAAGCTTTGATTAGAAATAATCAGATTGTAGTAATAACAGGTAGAGCAGGATGTGGTAAAAGTTTGGTTTCTGCACAGACAGCTCTTGACTTTTTATTTAAGAAAGAATATGAATCCATCTACGTTACACGTGCAGCTGTGGAAGTTGGGCATTCTCTTGGCTTTCTGCCTGGTAGCCTTAATGATAAATTTGATCCATACTTGGAAGCCTTTAAGGAAAATCTGGTTAAATGTTATGACAACGCTAAGATTGATACCCTTGTACAAGATGGAAAAGTGGTGGCACTACCAGTGCAGTTTATACGTGGTAAGACCATTGATGATGTACTTGTGGTGGAAGAAGCTCAAAACCTCACTAAGCCTGAGATGTTGGCAATACTTACACGTCTTGGGAAGAATGGTAGGATTATAATTAATGGAGACAATGAACAGAAGGATATTAAAGATCCATATAATGGTCTATCTTACGCTATAGAACTTAGTAAGAAGATTCCAGAAATTAAATGGGTGAAACTTAAACATAACCATAGATCTGATTTAGTAGGTAAAATTTTAGATTATGAATACTCAGGAAAATAATATTCCTCTTTTACAAGAGGTGTTAGATCAGTTTGATGCTGAAACATTAGACATGACACAAAAAGCTAGGAAGTGTTACATGTCAGAGAAAGAAAAACATTTTAATAGAGTGAGCTGGGTACACAATGATGAATTAAAAACTCAGTCTCTTCTTAGAAGTATGTCTAAAAAAGGAAGTAAGGATTTGTTAAAACAAACAAGAGAAAAACTATGATAAAGCTTTTAGATATACAGAATGGTAAGGTTATTCCTAGTGAACACTGCTATACATTAAACTTTTTAAAGAAGATAATGGATGAGTTTCCAGAAGATCATCTAGGAATATATGCCTACTTGTTTTATATGACATGTCCCAACCCAGACCTTAACCCGTTTTTTGACGTACCTGAACAAGATAAAGAAGAACTTATTCTTAGAGAAGTGGATGGAGATTTTAGTGTAGAAGAAGATACTATTGTAAATGCATTAGCTCAGTGTAAGAAGATGTATGAAACTCCTACGTACAGAGCACACCAAGGTATCAAGATTGCACTAGATAATATGGCTAAGTTTATGGCCACAGAACAAGTGACATCTGGTAGAGACGGATCAGCTACAGCTATTCTTAGAATAGCTGAAAGGTTTGATGCTGTAAGACAATCTTATAAAGGTGTATATAGAGATCTTATGGAAGAACAACAGTCTTCTGTAAGAGGAGGACAAAACCTTGCATATGATCAATGATATTAAAAGAAAAAGAAGATTGGTTCTTATATTGTTGTTTTCACTCACTGTTATTTTTTCTTATGGTCAAGATACAACAGTGAGAAGAAGATATTTAGACTCTGTAAAGAACCAACTAGCTCTTCACATGACAGGATATTATACATATCTAAACTTATTTGAAAGAGCTGAGAATGATAGAAAGAAAATATATACCACACTACAAGCTACACAGAATGAGTTGGCTTATACACAGGATGCTTGGAAAAGACAGAATACATTACATGGAGCATTCTTTGGAGTGGTTGGAATATTTTCAATACTAATGATTTATATACTTAAAAAATAAATAAATGGAAACGTATCAAGATCTTGAATTTTCTAAAGATGACACATCTTATTTATACGACTGGGTGTTTCACCACAACGGTTACACTAAATCCTGGGCAGCTATCCCTAGAGAGTTATACACTCAGTATTGGGACAAACATGATCACCCTAACGTATTGAAAAGCAGTAAGTTAGAAACTCTACTTGAACTTTTACATAAGTCAAAAGGAGACACAGATGTGATCAATAAATTAATAGCATGAGTTATATAGACGTTCCTACATATAAGGATGGTCAATGGACTACTACAGATTTTTCTACAAGAGAAGAGTTTAGAGACTTTCTTCTTCCTTTATTTAAGGAACCTGGTGAATATAACTTTGATGACGTGTCTTTTATTTTTAATGTAGAAGGACGTAAGTTTCAAAAACAGGGGTATTATTGTGCAGCTCCTGTAAAGAGTAAAGACTTTATAACCTATTGGGATGATCAAAAAAATAAATGTCGTAAAGGAATTATTGTTCATAGTGGTGAGCATACTTGGTATCTCAGCCGTGACTATTATATGTGGCTTAACTTCCTTCCTATCTATGATAAGGAAGAAAAAAGATTTGACTTTGCAAAAGTGAGAGATGCTCAGTATCACATGGCTCTGTATGAGATACTGGGAGAACTACATTATAAGCATGCTGTTATTCTAAAGAAACGTCAGATAGCTTCTTCTTATTTTCACATGGCTAAACTTATTAACCAATATTGGTTTGAAGAAGGTGCTGTGTTAAAGATAGGAGCTAGTCTAAAAGATTATATTAATGAGAAAGGCTCATGGAAATTCTTAGATGAGTAT